AAGCCGATGTGGAGGGCTGGATTTGGGCCAATGGTGTAGACCAAGATGCCACAGAAACAGCCTTACAGGCCAACATAGACGCTCAGAAGAACCCTACAACCGCTAACGGAGTACCTTGGTAATGAGCGAAGAACAAAAGATTGTCATTAACGACGAAGAGCATAACGTGTCAGACCTGACCGTTGAGACCCAGATGCACGTTGCGCGTGTTGCTGAAATACGGCAAGAAATTGCACGTTTGCAAATGCAGATCAACGAGCGTCAAGTTGTATTGAATGCTTACGGTGACGCTATCATCAATGCAGTTAAGCCTGCGGAAGATGAAGAGTCAGAAGCAGAAGTAGCGGTTCAGTGACACCCACTGAGAAAGCCATAGCGCAAATTGAAGCGCATGAGCGAGAGTGTACCGTGCGCTACGAAGCTATCGAAAAGCGTCTACAATCGGGTGAAAAGCGGTTTGACCGGCTTGAAATGATGATTTGGGGGGTCTACGTCACAGTCGTTGTAGCTGTAGCTTTACCGCAATTTATGTGAGGTAAGTCCTATGGTGATCGAATCTGTCGCAGCGGCTGGGATGCTGCTGAACCAAATTAACCAAGTAATTCAACAGGTTAACGAAACAGGTTCGGGCGTGCAGCAGGCGATGGGACTGATCTCCGACTTTGGAGAAGCCCTTAACACGTTTGAAGTAGACCGTAAAAACTCTACGTTCAAGGCTCTTAGCCAAAATGACATCCTCAAAATACAAATGCTTCGTAGGCAGTATGAGAGGCATTGGCAAAGCGTAAATGACTTGCTTTTGGTTGCCGACCCGAAGCTCTTGGACGATTTCAAAAGGGCCAAAAAAGAACAGGAAGAAGCACGACAGAGGCACTTAGCGATGTTAGCTCGAAAGAAAAAAGAGCGTGCTATTCTTATCAGCCAGATTTTAGTAGGAGGAACGACGCTCCTGATTGGGGGGTCAATAGCGGTTGGAACCATCTTTATCGTTATTAAGATATTCGGATGATGGCCTTCTTGTTAGTCGTTGTCATTAACGGCGAGCCAATACCCGATCAATTTTACTTTCGAGACATTACACGGTGTAACACGTTTGCGTATTACATCTCGACGGGTAAAACTAAGATCAACAACCGTTACCAGATGCAGGAGAATGTGACGGCATATTGCATCCCGAAGCGGGTGCCAGCTAACACAAAAACATGGGACTGAAATGGCAGCAAAACGCTTAGAAGACGGCAGTGAGTACGCCGAATACGATGCGGATGGTGATGGCATCGTTACTGATGAAGAGTTGCAAACAAGCAGAGAGTTGCAGGAGCTGCGCTTGCGGCATGAACGAGCAGATGCTCAACGTGCCATGAGTTGGTTTGCGCTATGGGGAATGCTGCTCTATCCATCGCTTGTTGTTGTCAGTGAGTTCTTCGGGATGAACCAAGCTGCATCTATCTTGGGCGATATGGCAGCAGTTTATTTTGTCAGTGTTGCAGGCATCCTAGCTGCGTTTTTTGGCGCACAAGCATGGTCAAATAGGAAATAAATTATGAGTATTGTTGCATCACTCGTTGGGCCGGTCACTGGACTACTGGACAAGTTCATAGAAGACAAGGATCAGAAGAATGTGTTGGCACATGAGATTGCTACGATGTCTGAGCGTCACGCCCAAGAAGCTCTCAAGGGCCAGCTTGAAATCAACAAGATGGAAGCTGCACATAAGTCGTTATTTGTAGCTGGGTGGCGACCTGCTATCGGCTGGATCTGTGCGGTAGGGCTGTTGTACAACACTATTATCGCTAATGTGCTCGGCATCTGGGTAGATGTGCCAGAGGTAGATACAACGCTTTTAGTGCCCGTTATGATGGGCATGCTCGGATTGGGCGCTATGCGCTCCTACGAGAGGGTTAATGGCGTAGCACGGGAGAAGTAATGACTCAGCTAATAGACATGCTGAAGCTACACGAAGGTGTACGATCTAAGGTATATGTGTGTAGTGCAGGCTACGAAACGATAGGTGTGGGCAGAAATATCTCAGAGTCTGGCCTTGGGTTGTCTGATGACGAGATCGAATACTTGCTGGCGAATGATATAGCGCGTGTGAAGGAAGAGCTTGAAGACACATACTACTGGTTCAACGGCATCAACGAAGCGCGTCAGGATGCAATGATTGACATGTGTTTCAACCTCGGTCTGACCAGATTGCGCGGCTTTGTGAAGGCACTGGAGGCTATGTCGCGTGAGCAGTTTGATGTGGCTGCTGATGAGTTCATGGATAGCAAATGGGCTTCTCAGGTAGGCAATCGTGCTGTTAGAGTAACCGAGATAATTCGTACGGGTGTGTATAGAGAATGACGTTACGTAAAGTAGTCTTAAAGCCCGGAGTAAACAAAGAAGTCACTCGTTATGTAGATGAGCAGGGCTGGGCCGACTGCGATAAAGTACGTTTCCGTGCAGGGTTTCCTGAAAAGATAGGTGGGTGGCAGCAAATATCCGGCAATACGTTTTTAGGTGTCGCACGTTCTTTATTCAACTGGGTTACGTTAGAAGGCCAGAATCTGCTCGGTGTCGGCACCAATCTTAAATTTTACATAGAAAAGGGTGGAGTCTACTTCGATATAACACCTGAACGTACGCCGTCTGGCGTGTCTCTTACTGACCCTTTTACGACTGTTTCTGGGTCTACCACGGTGACGGTTACAGATGCCAATGGGGGTTACGTAAACGGTGATTTTGTTACGTTTAGCGGAGCATCTGCCGTAGGTGGGTTGACCTTAAATGGCGAGTTTCAGATAACGTACTCTACTGGCAACACATACACCATAGAATCAAGCAGTGCAGCCTCATCTTCTGCCACTGGCGGCGGCTCTGTAACAGCAAAATACCAAATAAATGTAGGCCCAGAGTTTGCCGTACCATTAGTTGGCTGGGGTGCTGGTGGGTGGAGCGAAGGCACATGGGGTAACGGAGCTGTGTCTACGGATTCATTGAGGCTATGGAGCCAATCTAATTTTGGAGAGGACTTAGTGTTTGGCCCTCGTGGTAACAGTATCTACTACTGGGATGCCACTAACGGGCTTACCACACGGGCAGTAGAGTTATCCGCTCTGTCAGGTGCTTCTAACACACCAACCAAACAGAACTTCATATTGGTATCTGACGTAAGCCGGTTTGTATTTTGCTTTGGTGCTAATACGTTGGGGTCTGCTGTACAAGATCCAATGTTGGTACGGTGGTCAGATCAAGAAAGTGTTGTAAATTGGACGCCCGCAGCTAACAATCAAGCAGGGGATTTACGTCTTTCTAAAGGGTCAGAAATAGTAACTGCTCTACAGTCTCGTCAAGAAATTTTAGTCTGGACTGATTCAGCCCTCTATTCTCTACAGTATGTGGGTGCACCTGCTGTATGGGGGTCTCAGTTGCTTGGAGATAACGTATCTATAGCCTCACAAAATGCCGCAGTATATGCTGATGATATAACTTATTGGATGGGTGCAGATTCTTTCTATGCGTACGATGGCAGAGTTAAAAACCTACCTTGTGCGTTAAAAAGACACGTTTTCAATGACATAAATCAAGAACAGGTAGAACAAGTTTTTGCAGGTACTAATGAGGGTTTTGATGAGGTCTGGTGGTTTTACCCGTCAAACAGTTCTTCAACTGTAGATAAATACGTTGTTTATAATTACGTGCAACAGATTTGGTACTTTGGCAGCTTGGCTAGGTCTGCATGGTTAGATACTGGTATACGCCAACTCCCCGTTGCGGCTACTTATAGTAACAATCTAGTCACGCACGAAGACGGTGTAGACGACAACGAAAGTGGCACAAGGGCGGCTATTACTGCATTCATTACTTCTGGTGAGTTCGATATAGAAGATGGTGATAGGTTCTCGTTTATACGACGTTTGCTTCCTGATATTACGTTTGAGGGGTCTACTGCCGAAAGTCCTGCGGCTACGTTTGAGCTACTGCCTTTGCAGTCGTCTGGTTCTGGGCGGAACGATCCATTGTCTGAAGGCGGGTCTAGCAGTGGTACGGTAACTCGTTCTGCTACGGTGCCAGTAGAAAAGTACACTACACAAGTAAATACTCGTGTGCGTGGTAGACAGTTATCTATAAAGGTACAATCCGCAGACTTGGGTGTGCAGTGGCAGTTAGGGGCACCTCGACTTGATATACGCCCCGATGGGAGACGATAGTGCCTGTAGATACCACCAGATATGACATAGACTTTGTAGCCCCTGCCCTGCCGAATCCACCACAGCAGTACAACCAGCGGGACTTCAATCAGTTTAACAATGCACTTCGGCTGTATTTTTCTCAGCTTGACAAAGCAGTGCGGGATGCTAGCACATCCCCTCAAGCACAAGCTGCTGGATGGTTTTTTAGCTAATGTCTAATCTGTACAGAAATGCCAAGGTAGATCTCACTACCACTAACGCAACCACGCTGTACACCTGCCCAACAGCAAAGAGAGGCATTGTTAAGTCTATTCTAGTGTCCGAGGACTCTGGTAACGCAGATACTATTACTGTAACTATTACTGATGCTGATAGTGCAGTGTTTAGCTTATTCAAGGTTAAAGCGGTGGGAGCAAATACCACAGTAGAACTACTTACCGCGCCTCTAGTGGTAGAAGAATCTGAAACATTAAAA